GCCGTGCGCGAGGTCGCCTATGACCGGCGCTTCGCGTCGCAACTCGCGCAGCATCTGCAAGGGCACGGCGTGGCAATGATCGACCAGGCGCAGGGCTATCAGCTGAACGAAGCCCTGCGTAAGCTCCTCGAGCTGCTCCAGTCCGGGCGCCTCTGTCATGGCGGCGATCCGGTGCTCGACTGGATGGCCGGCAACATGGTCGTGCGCCAAGGGCAGCAGGGCGAGCTGCGGCCCGACAAGGAACGGGCGACGGAGAAGATCGACGGGATCGTGGCGCTCGCCATGGCCCTCGAGCGGGTGATCCGGCAACCCCGCGACGACGGGGGGGAGACCTCAGCCTATGCCGACCATGGCCTCGTCATCGCCTGAGCGCGTCTGGGTCACCCCGCGGGAGTTGGCCGACCGCGAGGGCGTGACCCGCCAGACGGTGTGGCGCTGGGTGGAAAAGGGGCTGCTCGAGACGCGGCGGCTGGGCCCGCGCACCCGGGTCCGCGTCCGCGACCATCCTGCGGGCCGGAAAGGGCCCTAGGACGCGCCGGGAGGCCCGAGGGCGGGCACGGGGGCCCCGGCCCGCCCCCACGAGCCCGTGGGGGCGCTGGCGGCCCGCACACCGCCCGTGGGGCTCAGGTCGCATTAGGTCGCATTAGGTCGCATTAGGTCACATCTGTAGGGAAGTGTTTGACGGGGCGGGCGCTCCCGGGCGATAGCCCGGGGCAATGGCCACGTCCTGGGGCGCGCTGGGCCGCTCGCTGTCCTCGTGGTTCTTCGGCGTCCGCGTCGATAGCGTCACCGTCCCGGCCGCGGTGTGGGGCACGCCGGATGCGGCCTTCTGCGGCGGCCCCTATGCGGGCGCCTATGCCAGCCTCTACCGCACGCAGCCCGCCGTCCGGACGGTGGTGGACTTCCTGGCCGAGAACATCGCGCAGCTGGGCCTGCACGCCTACCGGTGGCTCGACCAGACGGACCGCGTGCGCCTGCAGCCTACGCATCCGCTCTCGAAGCTCCTCCGCACGCCCAACGGGCGGACGACGCGCTACCGGCTGATCCGCGACCTCGTGCAGGACGTCGGCATCTACGGGAATGCCTACTGGGTCAAGCTCGGCCCGCGGGAGGACAGCGTTGACGAGCTCCTGCGCATCCCGCCGACCGCGCTCGAGGTGATCGCGGGGCCGGACACGCCGGGGCTGCCGGAGGCGTACCACTGGACCTGGCCCAACGGGGGGCGCCGCGAGCTCGCGCCGAAGGACGTGATCCACTTCCGGCTCTACTCGCCGGAATCGCCGCTGGTGGGGCTCTCACCGCTGGAGACGCTGCGGCGGCTCCTGGGCGAGGAGCAGGCGGCGATCGACTATCGCGCGTGGTTCTGGCAGAACGGCGCGAAGCTGTCGGGCTGGATCGGGCGGCCGAAGGACGCGCCGCGGTGGTCCGAGCCACAGCGCACGCAGTTCCGCGACGAGTGGCAGCAGTTCCACTCCGCGCAGCACGCGGGGCGCACGGCCGTGCTCGAGGACGGGATGGAGTTCAACCCCGTGACCGCGACGGCGCGCGACTCGCAGCTGATCGAGTCCCGCAAGCTCACCCGCGAGGAGGTCGCGGCGGTGTACCACGTGCCGCCCGCGATGATCGGGATCACCGAGGCGCAGGGGTACGGCAGCATCCGCGAGCAGCACAAGGTGCTGTATCAGGACGTCCTCTCGCCCTGGCTCGAGATGATCACCACCGAGCTTGAGCTGCAGCTGGTGCCGGACTTCGGCGACAGCGCCGACCTCTACCTCGAGTTCAACATCAACGCGAAGCTGCAGGGCTCGTTCGAGGAGCAGGCCACCGCGCTGAACACGGCGGTGGGCGCGCCGTGGATGAGCCGCAACGAGGCGCGCACGCGCCAGCACCTGCCGCGCATCGACGATCCCGCGTTCGATCAGCCGGTGACCCGGCTCGACCTGGCCGAGGGCCAGCAGGCGAAGGCGGGCGCGCCCGAGGAGGAGGAGGCCGATGCGGCTTGAGGCGACCGCCCGCGAGCACAAGAGCGTCGACGCCGCGCTCGAGCTGCTGGGCCACGAGGGCGAGTTCGTCGCCCGGATGGCGGTCTTCGACGTGATCGACCGCGCGCAGGACCGGCTGCGGCCGGGCGCGTTCGCCGACTCGCTGCTGACGTGGAAGCGCAAGAAGCGGATGCCGCCGCTCATGTGGGGCCACCGGCACGACGACCCGGCCTACCGCCTCGGCAAGGTGCTGGCGCTCACCGAGGACGAGCGCGGCCTCGTGGTCCACGCGCAGCTCGACCTGGCGAAGCCGAAGGCCGCGGACACCTACGATCTCCTGCGCGACAACGAAGCGGAGTTCAGCTTCGCGTTCGAGACGAAGGCCGCCACGCTGGTGCGCGAGGACGGAAAACTCGTCCGCGATATCACCGCCGTCCACCTGCTCGAGGTCGGCCCGTGCCTGATCGGCATGAACCCGGAGACGGAGCTCCTGGCGATCAAGTCCTGGGTCGGCCGCAAGGCCGGGCGCACGCTCTCGGCCGACACGCGCGGGCGCCTGCGGGCCATCGCGCAGGAGCTGCTCGAGTTCGTCAGCACGCACGAGCCCGACACTGACGCGCCGGCCGACCCGGCGCCGCTCGACGACGCCCCGAAAGCCGCGGCGCCGCGCGTGGCCCTCGCCCGCCAGCGTCTCGCCCTCTGGACCGCCACCTTGACGCCCGCTGGGAAGGAGTGACGCCGATGTCCACGCCGGTCACGATCGCCGACGAGAAGCGCGCCATCACGGAGCAGTGGTCCGCGCTGCTGCTGAAAGTGCAACAGGAGGACCGCGAGGTCACCGCCGAGGAGCAGACGCAGCTCGATGCGTGGGACGCGGAGCTGAAGTCGCTCACGGTGCGCCAGCAGGCGCGCGAGAAGACCGCCGAGCTCCTGCGCCGCTACACCCCGTCTCCGGCCGCGCCGCTGGCGCCAGCGGGCAACGGGCGCGTGGCGCTGCCCGGGGACGGGGCGCTCGTCGCCGCCGACGGCGTCGTCGCCAAGAGCCTGGGCCGGCAGTTCGTGGAGTCGGCCGGCTACATCGATTTCAAGGCCTCGGGCGGCCCGCGCGGCGGCAACTGGATGACCCCGGTGGTCGAGCTCAAGGCGCCGACGCTGCCGCCGACCTACGCGCTCAGTGGCACGGGCGTGCTCGCCGGCACGTCGATCATGCCGCTCCCGCCGCAGCTGCCGATGATGCTCTCGCTGCTGGCGACGGGCACGACCGACGGGGGCGTCGTGTACTACCTGCGCGAGCAGGCGTGGACCAACAACGCCGCGGTGGTCGCGGCGGGCGCGGCCAAGCCGGAGTCGCCGAAGGCATTCGAGTACGTGCAGCAGGCGCTGGTGAAGATCGCCCACTGGGTGGCGGTCGCCGACGAGATGCTGGCCGACGTCAGCGGGCTCGAGACGTTCATCAACACGCAGATGGAGCGGGGCGTCCTGACCAAGCTCGAGCAGCAGGTGCTGGCGGGCGCGGGCACGGGCGGCGAGATGACGGGCCTCCTGACCGTCGCGGGCGTGCCCAGCGTGGCCGCCGGCACGCCGTTCGCCACCGGGATTCTCACCGCCATCGCCACGGTGCAATCGGCGGGCTACCAGCCCAACGGGATCGTGATGCATCCGGCCGACTTCGCGCTGGTGATCGGCGAGTCCTCGGCGACGGCCGGCTACTACATCGGCCCGGTGTGGCAGAACACGCCCGCGCTGCGTATCTGGGGCGTGCCCGTCGTCACCTCGTCGCAGATGACGCGCGGCACCGCGCTGGTGGGGGCCTTCGATCAGGGCGCGATCCTCTACCGGAAGGACGGCGTGGCCGTGCAGGCCTCGAACAGCCACACCGATTACTTTACGAAGAACATTACGACAATCAGGGCCGAGATACGCGCCGCGTTGGCGATTCTGTATCCCCTGGCATTCTGCGAGGTTACTGGTATCACCGCTGCCTAGCCGTCAACCTCGCCCGGCTAGGATTCGGTGATATACTACATGCATGCGGCGATGCGAGTGTGGGTGCGGGAAGCCCTTGCCGGCGACCGCGCCCACCTCGCGGCGCTTTGTCCACGGACACAATGCGGGGCGCCCGAAACCGGGCGTCCGCATCGAGGACCGGGGCTACACAACGCCCTGCTACATCTCGCTCGGCTTCATCAGCGCCTCAACGGGATACGCCTACACCGGGACGGGCCAATTGCGGCACCGCGCGGTGTACGAGCAGACCTTCGGCAAGATTGCGGCGGGCATGACCATCGACCATCTTTGTCGTCAGCCCGCCTGTCTACGGCTCGATCACCTCGAGATGGTGACCCAGCGCGAGAACACGCTGCGTGGGCTCGGCCCCGCGGCCAAGAACGCCAAGAAGACGGCGTGTGTCGCGGGCCACTCCCTCGCCGATGCCTACCTCATCGCGGGCCGGCGCGTCTGCCGGGAGTGCACCAAGCGCCGGAATCGCGAACGCATCGAGCGGCGGAACGCGCGCCTCGGGCAGGCCACACCGGGGCGCCGGCCGTGGATCGGCACGGGACTCTGCAAGCGTGGGCATCCGCTCACGCCCGGCAATGTGTACCTTCAGCAGCGCGGCGCGGTCTGTCGGACGTGCGTGATCGCGCGCGCTGCGGAGCGCGCCCGGACCCTCAAGGCGCGCTGACCGTCTCTCGTCCGGCGCCGGTTCGCTATGCCGGCGCTTGACGCCATCCTCGCCGCGAATGCCCTCGTGTCCCTCGACGAGGTCAAGGCGCATCTGACCATCGGGCGCCCGACCACCGAGGCCGACCTCGACGAGGAGGATCAGCGCCTGGTCGACGCCATCAACTGGGTGTCGCAATACGTGGAGACGACCGTGCGGCCGATGGCCCGCAAGACCGAAACGCTGCGCTTGGGGATGCCGCGCGGCCCGCACGTGCTGCGCCTGCTGCGCATTCCCATTGCGCTCACCGAGCCGGTGACATGCTCGCTCGCCGGGACGGATCAGACGGTGTGGATGCAGGAGAGCGACGGCGTGCGGAGCGAGTTCGACGTGCTGGTGCACTCCACGGTGCCCGGCGACACCTGGTGTCCCGACGCGCTCTACCGGATGGGCGGCTGGGATGGCGGCGGGTGGCATGGCGGCGGCCTCCGCTGCACGTGCGGGTGTGGAGGGGGGGGGCACGGCGGCCACGTGAGCGGCGATCCGCAGCCGATCCTGCTCACCTACACCGGCGGCTTCGACTGCCTCCCGGCGGACGGGCCGAATCAACTGCCCGGCGACATGCGCTACGCCGTGCTCGAGACGGTACGCGCGTGGTTCCGCAACCAGCAGCAGGGCACCACGGAGATGGTGGCCCTCGTGCAGCCCGGCGGCGGGCCCACGTTCGAGACGCCCCGGTGGATCCCGTACGGGGCGCGCCAGACGTTCCTGAACCACGTGCCGGTCTACGCGAGCTGATGCCCACGGCCATCGAGGTCGAGGTGACGGTGCACCCGGCGCTGCTGCGCCCGCAGCCGATGGACGAGTTTCTCCGGGCGGGCAGCGAGACGGCGGCCCGGATCGTGCGCACGGCCGGCGCCGGCGCGATGCCCGGGCCCTCGGGCAAGGTGAATCGCATCGCGAAGCCGGGCTACGGGCCGCTCGCCGGCTCGCTGGTCGAGAAGTATTACTTCAAGCCGAACGACGTCATGGTCGCCTACGTGCGCACCGACGTCTTCTATGCGCGGTTCCTCGAGTACGGCACGCGGGCCGGCTATCCGATCCCGCGCGACACGCTGGCGCGGCGCCGCGGCGAGCGCCCCCGCGCGATCATGGCGATCCCGCTGAAGGGCGGCACCACCATCTTTCGCAGCCAGGCGACGCATCCCGGGATCCGCCCGCGGTTCTGGATGCGCTCCGCGGTCGAGCAGGCGACGCCGGACGTGGTG